CACCTTTGTACGCGTCAACACCACAGCTTTCTCTGAAATATCCTTTCGAGAAGCTCTTACTAGCATTAACCTTAAGGCCAAAGCTAGTTAGCCATTCAACAACAACACTATAGTATCTGGTCTCTACGATGATATCATCACCGTAAACCTGGATACTATTAGAGGCGATACGCTCAACGTTCCTATACGTGGGGAATTTCCCCATGTAGTCCAGGATGGCACCAATGCAAATTAATGCAAAGATGACACTCTGAACAGGAAACGTCGTGGCGTTACCCATACCAGCATACTTCTCGTGCAATATTCGGATTCCTCCGAATGTGGCATAAGGCGTACGAGACATTGCCATGAGTCTATAAAACTCAGGGTATGTACCAAAGATCCGGCAGACAAGTTCATTGTCGACCAGATCCGAGGCTGACTTTAGGTCAATCGTACTATAGTGCTTGGTTAGGGAACCGTAAGACGCCAACTTTTGGTTGATGTCTTGACGGTCAAGAGCAATGCATCCTGATAGAATGCTCGAGGAAATAGTATCCCTCAAGTATCTATTCAGGCCACCCTGAATAAATTGATTCAGGTGTGGTTCAACTGTGATAAGTCTCAAAGATGTTCTAGTCTTTGGGACAGCTATCACATTGCTCGAGACGCCTCTAGCCTCTACGAGGGTTTCCTCAATCTTTCCGAGACTTTGTAAGGTCTCGGGGTAGATTGTGCCACCAAAACGGTCATCAGAAAGGATGGCCGATGGCAGATATCTCCATTTATCATTTGGAGACATCCCCTCGTAAACAGCACCGGGACCATGCTTTCCGTTAAGGTCAAGATGGGAGAACTTGTTCAACCCACCTAAACCTATACGGGACAGCACTCCGAGGATAAAGAGCATTCTATGAGGAACCATCTCACGATAGTTCCGTATGTGCTCCTCATTCCGGACATACTCAGCTTGAGCTTCTCTGAACAACTTAGGTTGGTCATCGGAGTTCGTGCTGAGCTTCTTGAAGAGCCTAGTTATCTGGTGCATATTTTGTATGCATTCGATACAAGGATCTACAAGCAAATCCCCGGTATTAATGTCGAAAATCTCACAGATCATACCCGAGAATAATTTCGGGATTGATCCCCCACGAACTTTTGAAAAGTTACGAGGGCAGGTGAACCTACCGGACTCGAGTCCATCAAGAATGGCGGACCCAAGTATTGGTAAAGTGACAGATAGGAAACTGTCACCTTCATTTTCGACACGCTTATCGATCGTGAGGATATCACGGTCGAGGCCTTTTGTGTGTTTTGAGAGTCGTCTAACATCCGTTAGAACGGCCCTCAGGAGCTGGACTGGACTTTTCATCATTTCCTCCATGAGGTTTATGATTCCAGGTCCTATCCTTGTCGAAGTCTGGTATAATGTCCAGACTTTCCCTGCTAACCAGGTTATCCTGGTTTGGTCCCTTCGAATCTGTTGTCTGACATCCGGCGACTGCTAATCCTAAGCAGGCGACGGACAACAGCAACAACACGTAGGGCCAATTTGATTCCTGATACAAGGCTTTTCATGCCTGTAGCTGGAGCAAACGTGCAGTGGTAACCTCACTATCATCGCGATAGTCCGTGAGGAGTTTCGCGATGGCGATCATCTCGGCATCGGTATAGCCGAAGGATGGTCGATTGATAGTGAATGACACGGAGGCAGTCACGCTCTTCGTGAGTCCCGAGTAGGGATCCACAGCGTTCTTCGTATGAAGAACTTGGAGGTAATGCCTAGTGCCCGTCTTGGTTCTTTGGTGATTGATGATGGAAGAGTAACCTCCTCCATTAGCATCATTCCTCTCGGAACCATAGCCATCGTGTTTGATCACGGAGAATTTAACCTCCGGGGTCGGCGCGGCGGCTGCAACGGTTACTGGATCGGCAAGCATAGAACACTCCTTAAATGAATTTGAGGGTACGCAAGTCCCTCAGAATCTCGCTCTCTGGTATACCAGAGCACCGAGG